AGATTAATATGTGGCACAGAATAACAGATTTTATGGAGAAAGACTTTAATAAAAAATATGGTGAGGGTACAAAGTTTGACCTTGACTATGGTAAGCTATTAATTATAGCACTATGTATTTACATAGCAGTAAATATTTAATGGATGTACTTTTTGGCTTAGTAGTATTTTTTATAATGTATGGGTTAGTCTGTCTGTTTCAATGACAGACTTTCCTGTACGGTCATGGGTGGGGTGCAACAATTTTATAAGGAGAAAATATGAGTAAAATATCGGTACAAGATACTGTAAATAGTTATTATAAATCTAGTGATTTCAATATGTTAGGAGAAAAATCTAAAGTAGATTATCAATATTGTATTGGGGTCATGTTAGATACAAAAATTGATTCAAGAAAGCTTGGGGATATGGCTGTCAATAAGTTGACAGGTCACAAAGCAAGACGAGCATATGAAGAATGGTTAGGCAGAGGAATATATTTAGCTAATTATGTTTGTTCTATATCTAGGAAGCTATATTCATATAGTATGGAGATGGGATATACTGAAACAAATCCATTCTCTACATTTAAACGTAAGGCAGTCAAGCCTAGAAAAGTAGTGTGGCAAAGAGAACAGGTAAAACAATTTTTAGATTATTGTTATTCTAACTTTCAATACAGAAGCATAGGTTTAATTGTTCAGATGTCATATGAATGGTGTCAGAGGGTAGGAGATATGAGATTATTAACCTTCGACAGCATAGATTTTAATAAAGGTATACTAAACTTAGAACAATCCAAGAGAGGAGCAACAGTACATCTGCCAATTAGTGATGATTTACTTGCAATGCTGAATCAACAGAAAGAAGATTATGGGTTTCAAGAATATGTTGCACCCTGTCCAAAGGCGATTAGAGGGTCATACAAGCCTTATACGGTACACAGGCTGTCAAAAGTAGCAAGAGATGCTATAACTCTGTCAGGCTTACCTAAAGAGCTACGAATAGCAGACTTACGTAGAACAGGAACTACAGAAATGGTGGAAGCAGGTGTATCTATGGGTCAAATTATGTCCGTCACAGGTCATGCAAACCCACAGTCAGTAAAGCCTTACATGAAGAACACTTACGATAGTGCAAAAAATGCATTGACACTTCGTGAGAAGTATGATATTTAACATTTTAACTGCCGACAGGGAAACTACTATGAACACAAATATATATGAATATTTAGATGATTTACAGTTAGGTATAGGAGAATCTAAAAGATTAAACTGTCCTTTTTGCAACAGCTACAAAACATTTACCGTCACAAACAATATGGGTAAGCTGTTATGGAACTGTTATAAGTCATCTTGTAAGCTGTCAGGAGCAAAAAAGATAAGAATATCCGCAAATGATATAAAAAATAAGTTTATGTCACAAAAAGAACAAGAAAATAACACATTTAAACTACCTGAATACATTATTTTTGACAATGATAGGTGGGAAGTTTTAACTTTTGCACTAAATTATAGCATAGACAATGTTTCACTGTGTTTACACTATGATGTCAAGGAAAAAAGAGTAGTATTTCCTATACACAAAGGTGGTTTGATGGTAGATGCGGTAGGTAGGTCTATTACAAATAGATTGCCTAAATGGAAGCGGTATGGAAAAAGTGACTTGCCTTTTACGTATGGATATGGTAAGGTCGCAGTCGTTGTTGAGGATTGTGTTAGTGCTTCAGTTGTAGGTAATGAAGTATATGTTGGGGTAGCAGTGTTGGGTACGTCATTATCAGAATCACATAAGAGGTATCTTTCACAATTCTCGACAGCCATAGTAGCACTAGACCCTGATGCATTGCCCAAGACATTGCTATTTGCTAAAGAGATAAGAGATGTTGTACCTAATGTTAAGGTACTTAAACTAACAGATGACTTGAAATATCGTAAGGAAGAAGACTTTAATAATTTATATAATTTAACCCCAAAGGAGTAACCAACATGGAATTAGCACTAGTAAGAAGCCTGATGGATAAATCATTTTATGATGACCATCGTGGCTATAAATGCCCTGACAGATTGTTTAGTAAAGATGTTAGGAAGATTAAGAAGGTAATAGATGATGCTATGACAAAGTATAGCAGAGATGTAACACCTGATGAAGTAGAAGCACTATTTATGTCTAGTAATTTTGGCTTAACAACAGCACAGAAACAGGCATTTGGTGATTTGTTTGTGAAGATAAAGAAGGAGAAACCTCTTGGTGCAGACATTGCGAGTGATGTTTTGTCTAAGTTATTTCGTCAAATTATTGGGGAAGACATTGCTAATATTGGCTTTGAGTATGTTAATGGCAGTCTTTCCTCACTTGAACCCATTAGAAATATTATTAGCAAACACAATGACGATTTTCTTCCCATACTAAATGTTGATTGGGAAGATTTAAGTATAGAAAGTATAATGGCTAAAAACTCTCTTGAAACACAGTGGGGTTTTAACATACCATCTTTAACACGTAAGGTAGAAGGTATCAATGCAGGTCATTTAATAATGGTAGGTGCTAGGTCTAACACAGGTAAGACATCTTTTCATGCTTCCTTGTTAGCAGGACCAAATGGCTTTGCAAGGCAGGGTGCTAAGTGTGTAGTGTTATGTAACGAAGAAGCTGCCCACAGAGTATCAATGAGATACCTTTCCTCTGCAAGTGGATTTAAGAAAGAAGACGTACCTGCAAATAAAGATGCAGTATGGAATGGTTGGAAAGATATACGTAAGAATATCAAAATTGTAGATTCTATTGGACAAGACATGTCGTGGGTAGAAGCTGTATGTCGTACATACACTCCTGACATTGTGGTCATAGATATTGGTGACAAATTTGCAACACAGGCAGGCTTTGCTAGACCTGATGAAGCATTGAAAGCTAATGCTATACATGCAAGAGAGATAGCTAAAAGACATAACTGTGCGGTGTTTTATATGTCACAGTTAAGTGCAGAAGCAGAAGGTAGAATACAACTTAATCAAAGTATGATGGAAGGTTCTAAAACAGGTAAGGCATCAGAAGCTGACCTTATGTTATTACTAGCAAAGAACCCATCAGAAGGTGTAACAGAAGGTGAGCAGGAAGGAGAAGATGGTATTAGGCATATTATATTAGCAAAAAACAAACTATCAGGTTGGCATGGGAGAGTTACATGCGAGTTTGATTTTGAAACAGGGAGATTTGGAGCATGAGTATAACAGGTAAAAACATGGAGTTTGATGGTAAAGAATGGTGGTACAGGCATCCAAAAAGCGGTGGTAGACGTAGACTGTGGTCAAACATAAAGAAGAATAAAGAAAGAATGTTTGTCAATGGTAAGTACATAAAAAAATCACATCCTTTGTGGAAAGAAGGTAACTATAAAACATTTGAAGATGCAGCTTTTGCATCATTAAAAAACTATGCTAGAAGTAAAGTTGGCGAAGTTTATATAATAAGTAATCCTGTATGGGAAGGTTGGTACAAGATAGGTATGGCAGTCGATGCGGAAGACAGACTTATGGCATATCAGACAAGTTCTCCTCACAGGGATTATGAAATAATACATAAAGTTAGAGTTAACAACAGAAGAGAAGCAGAAAAGAAAGCACACAGAGAAGCTGAGAAAATTGCAAAAGAATATAATTCAGAGTGGTTTTTTGTTGACAAGGATAAAGCAATAGCTATACTACAAAAAGTAGAAGAGGAGTATGCACATGAAACTAACACTTGATGTAGAGAATACTGTAACACACAGAGATGGTAAGTTACACTTAGACCCATTTGAGCCTGACAATAAATTAGTTATGGTAGGTTGCCTGACAGATACAGGTAAAGAATATCTTTTTAGAGATAACTACGAAGGCTTACAAGAGTTACTTGACAGTGCAACAATCTTAATAGGTCACAATATTGTCCACGATTTGATGTGGATATGGGAATGTGGCTTTAAGTATGAAGGTTCTGTGTTTGATACAATGCTAGGTGAATACATACTGCAGTGTGGACAAAAGCAACCTCTATCATTAGAAGCTTGTGCAGAAAGATATAACCTAGATACTAAGAAACAAGATACCTTGAAAGAATATTTTAAACAGGGTAAAGGTGTGGATGAGATACCACACGAGGAACTATCATCTTACCTGTCAGCAGACTTACATGCAACACAACAGTTAAGCGATGTTATATATAGAAAGTTGAATACAGTAGAGTATGCAGGTTTGATGGAGACAGTTGTACTAACGAATCGTGTAGCTGTAACTCTTGCCCACATATATAGAACAGGCTTTGCAGTAGACTTGGAGATGTTAGATAAAGTTAAGACAGAGTTTGAGTTAGAGAAAAGTAATATAGAGAAAAGATTAAACTTACAAGTCAAACAGTTGATGGGAGATACACCTATTAATCTTAATAGTCCAGAGCAAATGTCTTGGGTAATATTTAGTCGTAAGCCTAAAGATAAAGCTATGTGGGCAAATATGTTTACACCTTATCAAAATAAATTGACATTTAAAAGTACTGTGGATAAACATTCTAGTATTGTATATAAGACTAAAGCTATGCAGTGCTTACCTTGTTACGGAACAGGTAGAATTAAGAAGGTAAAAAAGGATGGAACACCATACGTTAACTTACCTAGATGTGTTAACTGTGGCGGTGAAGGCTATACATTTACCCCTCTTAAACAGATAGCAGGATTTAAATTTAATGCTCCTAATGTTAAATGGGTAAGTAATAATGGATTTAGTGTAAATAAAAGTATGCTTGATATTTTAAGAAATGCATCTATAAAAAATGAGAACACAGAAGCTAGTCAGTTTTTAGGTGACTTACAAAGGCTGTCTGCTTTAGATACATACTTAGCATCTTTTGTTGATGGCATAAAAACATATGTAAAACCTGATGGTAAATTACACGTTAGGTTATTACAACACAGGACTGCCACAGGCAGATTTAGTGGAGCAGACCCAAACATGCAGAACATGCCTAGAGGTGGCACGTTTCCTGTTAAGAAGGTATTTGTTTCACGTTGGAATAAAGGTCAGATACTTGAAGCTGACTTTGCACAGCTTGAGTTTAGGGCTGCTGCTTTTTTATCACAAGATGAGGTTGCTATTGAGGAAGTTAAAACTGGATTTGATGTACATTCGTATACGTCTAAAATTATTAGTGATGCAGGTCAGCCAACGGATAGGCAAACTGCTAAAGCACATACGTTTGCACCGTTGTACGGAGCAACAGGATTTGGAAGAAGCCTTGCAGAAGCAAAATACTATGAACACTTTACAGAAAAGTACAAAGGCATCAAGTCATGGCACTCCAGATTGGCTAAAGAAGCTGTAGAAACAGGTAAGATAACTACACCGTCAGGTAGACAGTTTTCTTTCCCTAATGTAGAACGATACCCAAGTGGTAAGGTATCACACTTTACACAGATAAAAAATTATCCTGTACAGAGTTTTGCTACCGCAGATATAGTTCCTTTAGTTCTTATGGATATACATCAAAAATTAAAGAACTTGAAGTCTTGCATAGTAAATACTGTACACGATTCTATAGTAATAGATGTTCATCCTGATGAGGTAGATGCTGTTATAAATATAATAAAAGCTGTTAATGAATATATTAATAGTTTGATACAAAAACAATTTAACATTGATATAAATGTGCCATTATTATTAGAAGCAAAAATAGGTAATAATTGGCTTGACACTAAAGATGTGATGTGATATAACTTGGCATCTTAATTGAAAGGAGATATATAAAATGAGTGCAATAACAGAAGTAACGACAATAGATACAAATAATTATGCAGGCATGGCTAAAGCTATGGGTGTGGCTGTAGAAGCATCTTCAGACCAAAAGACTAATACTCTTGCACGTTTGAAGATTCAACATTCACCTATCATGGGTGAGATGGAAATAAATGGTAAGGCAGTTAAAGTAGAGACTATAAACGGCGGTGTCTATAAACTAGAAGTACCTGACGATAATACATATTACTGTGATAGTATAGTTATCAGACCATACTTACAAAGATTTATGTATAAAAGATTTATCACTAATGTTAATCCAAAAGAGGGTGAAAAACGTGGTTCATATCAAAAGACAGTTATGGCAGATAATCTCAATATTGATTTGAAAGATAACTTTGGTAATTTTAATTGTGGCAAGCCTGCAGGGTATATAAAAGACTTTGATGCTCTACCGCAAGAGACTAAAGATTTAATTAAACAAATCAAAAGAGTACGTGTGTTGTTTGGTACAGTTGATATGGTAGATGCCATGACTAGTGATAAACAAGAGCATAAGATTATTAGTAAACCTTTTATATGGGAGATAGATAATAGAGATGCATTTAAAATTTTAGGTGAACCCTTTGCTAAACTAGCCAAGTTAAAAAAGTTACCTATTCAGCATACCTTTAATCTTACTACAGAGGAAAAAGCTTTACCTAATGGTAATCCATATGCTCTGCCTATAGCTAACTTAGATACAAAGAAGTCTGTGGCAATAGAAGAGAAAGACCAAGACTTATTTGCTGACTTTATGGCATGGGTGCAAAACTACAATGAATACATTGTCGCTGAGTGGCAGAAGAAAGCTACAGATAAAATGACTGACGATGAAATGGAAGTTGTAGAAACCTTTGTGGACATTGAATAATGAATCATAAAGGTGAATTGGCAGTTCATAAGTATCTGCAAGAAGTCGTAGACGGTAAATCTAAAATGGATGAATCTGTTATAGAAACTGTTGCTAATGATATCAAAGATGCTTTGAATCGCCAATTTAATGGTGGTAGAAGAGGGGGGTTTACTTACAGAATGTCAAATGTAGGTAGACCTTCCTGTCAGCTTTGGTGGGAAAAGAATCATCCGAGCAAAGCCATGCCTAAACCTACAACATTTATTATGAATATGATGATAGGTGATATAGTTGAAGCTGTATTCAAAGCATTGCTAACTCAAGCAGGAGTGAAGTTTGACAATAGTGAGCAAGTTACATTAGATTTAAAAAACAAAAGAAAGGTTACAGGAACGTATGACCTTGTAGTTGATGGTGCAGTTGATGATATAAAATCAGCATCGGATTGGTCATACAAATACAAATTTGAATCTATTGATACTTTAAAAAATGGTGACAGCTTTGGTTATGTAGGTCAATTAGCAGGTTATGCAGTCGCATCAGACAAAAAGATTGGTGGTTGGTGGGTTGTTAATAAAGCCAATGGTCAATTTAAATATGTCAAGGCAGATGGTATAGACTTAAAAGAAGAAATAGCAAAGATAGAAAGGACAATAGAGCAAGCAAATAGTAAAGAGTTAGTAAGATGTTTTGAACCTGAAGCAGAAACATTTAGAAGTAAGCCTACAGGTAATATGGTTTTAAATAAAAACTGTACTTTTTGTGACTACAGGCAATCGTGTTGGGAAACACTAAAAGAATTACCTGCTCAAAAGTCACTAGCTAAAGAACCTAAGATGGTTCAATATGTTAAAATGAAAGGAGAATAACATGAGTAAGTCAATAGATGAACTAAAAGCTAACATTGAAGAAATGGAAAAGCAATTAGCAGAAGCTAAGAAAGAGTATCGTGAACTACGTACAGCAGGTTTACGTGATGCTATGGAAGCTAGAAAAGCAGCTGACGAAGCAGTAAAAGAAGAGCTAAGAAACTTAGGATATACTAATACATATTCATATAGTAATCCATTTATTTCTTGGCGAAACTTCTAGTTGTCTCCTCATAAAATAAGAAGAGACGCACTAAAACATGGGTATAGGAGTGGGTTAGAGCATACTATCTCACTCTACCTAACTAAGTTGAAATATAGCTATGGTTATGAATCAATCAAGATAGAATGGGAAGACCTAGCCTACAGAACCTATACCCCTGACTTCATATTAAACAATGGAATCATAATAGAAACTAAAGGAAGATTCTTAGCTATAGACAGACGAAAACATTTAGCTATACAAAAGCAACATCCTGATTTAGATATTAGATTTGTATTCACTAACAGTAGAAGTAAACTAAGAAAAGGTGCTAAGTCTTCGTATGGTCAATGGTGTGATAAATATGGATTTAGATATTATGATAGAATAATACCTGAAGATTGGCTAAAAGAAAAAGGTAAAAACAAACACCCCAAGTTTATAAAGTTTGGCGGTACAAAAATAAAAAGGAGAGTTTAATGACTGCAAGATATAATCCTGAAGACTTTATACTTGTCTTAAAGCCACATATGGATGACAACCATGTATGGACAGGAGAAGTTTCTGTAAACATTGTTACATCTGATGCTAATCAATTAGATGACGAAGACTATTATGGTATGATGCACTTTGCTAGATTAGTTTGTGGTGCTATACCTGCAATGGATAAAAATAATGAATTTAGGGTAGAGTGTGAAAAAGAAGCTAATTTATACTTGCCAAAAGAAGATAAATGTGCTATGGATAAAGTTAGTAGTGTTGATGGCAATGTCATAACATTAAATTTTAAATCAGACACAGAAGGAAACGCATAATGGAAAGGCATGGTGAATATATGGCAAGACGAATGAAAGAAGAACAAGCAAAGATACAGTCTGACAATATTGAGATAGAAGATATGGTTAATCATCCTATTCATTATAACAAGGCAGGTATCGAAACTATTGATGCTATTGAAGCTGCCACTACAGATGGCTTTAAATACTATCTACAAGGTAATATACTAAAGTATATATGGAGATATGAATACAAAAACGGTGTAGAAGATTTAAAGAAAGCACGTTGGTATTTAGATAAATTAATAGAGGTCTATGATGTCAATAAGAGTTAAAATGATGATAACATTTGAAATAGACCCTGAAGAATATCCTATGCCTGCAGATGGCAGGGTTGACGAAGAATTTAAAGAACACATGCAGGAATACGTACACGATTTAGATGGTGTAAAAATTAAAAATATAAAAGCATTAGCGGAAGGAAATTAAAATGTTACAAAACTATTTACCAACAGACTATCAAAACTTCATAGCACTCTCTCGCTATGCACGATGGAAAGATGATGAACAAAGAAGAGAGAATTGG